TCAGTCGTCCCGGATGGGGAGTGCCTTTGCTCTCGTATACAATTCAGTTCCGGTTCCGTTACCTCCCAGAGCGTGATAACTCTTATAGAGGTATTCAACGTTCTTCAAACCGGGCAGGTCGATGTACCCTTTCTCGATGTAATGGGTACACGCCTGATACAGCCGGTCGTGGAGAATTGCCATCAGACCGTTTTTGATTGCCTTGTTTTCCTCTTTCTGTGCCTTGATCTTCTTGGAGAGATTACGGTATGCAGCGGTCAGACCTGCCGCCACGATGCCGAAAAGCCATTGCGCCCAGTATTTGACGATAAATTCCAGCATCGTTTACTCCCTGCGATTCTTGTTGTCCTCCCCCACGTTACCGAAATGGGCCACAGTAGTGGTTTCTGCAGATTTCTTTGCCGTGTAATCTTCGAGCTTCTTCTTGGTAAAGTCGAACACAAGTTGCACGATCCAATCCAGCGTCCGCTCATTGATTGCCCAGTCCAGCCAGTCCGGGGTGTACCCACGCAGTACGGCAATGACATGGGCTTTCTTTTCTGCACCCGCGCCACTGCCGAACTTTTCCTCTGCGTTGACGATCCACTTGTACACAGTCTTTGCGACCACAAGGCCGTAGCCCAGACGTACCGCCGCCAGCGCCGTGACCACAAGGCCGACCATCATGAAGATACAGGCCAGCCATTCAGGGAATGCCATCAGAAAAACTTTCAGAATGTTCTCCATTTTGTTTTCCTCCTACTCTTAACCCACCCAACGGCTCTTTACCGCACGGGTGTCGATGTGTACCCAGCCAGCAGGACGACCAGTTTTTACCGGGTAACGTCCGATGCCGCCGGTGTTTTTCAGCAGCGTTTCGGCGTAGGTCGCGAGCGTTTCCACGTCCACGCCCTGAATCCGAATATCTGCCGCCATACCGTAGCAATGCTGACTGTACGTTGCGCCCTTGACCGCCTTGTTATGGGCGGCAGTGCGATATGCGCTGGTGATCGTAACAGCCTTTCCAAAGTGATTCCGGATGTTCTGCAACAGTTTCACCAACACATCATCAATAAAGATGGGGTCAGTCCCATCCTTGCAGCGAAACTCTTTCACGGCAAAATTTGCGGACAGTTTCTTGTTACCATCCTTTGCCAGTGAATAGGCTTTAATCGCCATTGTCGTTTTCTCCTTTCTGGCTCAATGCCATTTTGCAGCCGCTCGACCCGCACTCAGCCACCAGCACGGCAAATTCGCCGCGCTCTGCGGTCGTGTCCGCACCACTGGTTTCCAGCCGGGTCAGCAGGCTTTCGCACAGATCGGGCCAGCTTTTATGCTGCATAGTCTTCGCCCGTGATGTCCTTGTAGTCGTCTGCGGTGATCTCGCCCTTGTTTATGCGCTCGGCCAGAACTTTCTTGACACCGGCGCGGCGGGATGCGGGCATCTCTGCCCAAGTCTTAGTGCCTGCAATCAGGCGGTTTGCCCAGATAATGTTCATGGTGATACCTCCTTATTCCTTGTTCAGCGCTGCGTCCAGCTCACACAGCGCGGTTTCGATGTCGGTCAAGCGCTTCTCGTTGGCCGCGTCCTGTTCGCACAGGGCATCTTCCATTTCAGCCACACGGTCGGGCAACTGTTCGTGCTCCTGCTGCTTCTTGGCTGCGGCTTCCTTCTCCTGCCGGGTGGGCAGATTGTCCTTTTTCCACTGAATCATGGTGACTGTCCTCCTTACTGGAATGCGCCGGAGACGGCTTCGATGTAGCCGCCCTCGCCGGATTCGCCGCGCTCCACGCTGACGCGGAAGTTAAACGCCGCGCCGTTGGTGGCGGTCTTATTCTCAAAGACGATGTTCACGCCTTTTTTTACCTCGGTCGTGGCATCCTGCCAGACCGGGGAGCTGTCGATTGCGTTGTTGGTCACTTCGGCTTTGAACTTCGCATCATCGGGGATGGAGCCGGTCACCTGAAGCACGGCAACGGTAATGTCGCCCTCAACGGCCAACGGTTCAGCCAGCGTCACGCTTGCGGCGTGGACGGCCTTGGTAAAGGTCGCGGACGTGCTGACGGTTTCCTTGCCGTCGCTCACCTCAACGGTGATGGTGTGGTTGCCGTTCAGGATTTTCTGGAATCCGGCAGCGCTGGCCGTCTGCTCAAAGGTCAGGGCCGTGCCGCTGGCAACGCCGGCGCGGGTCTTGGTGGTCTTGCCGTCCAGCTTTTCGGTGACGGTCAAGGTGTCGCCGTCGGTATCCCTGACGGTGTACTTCCACGCAAAGGCCGCGTTCTTCCGCCCCAGAGCTGCGCCGTCCGTGCTGACGGTAGGTGCAGTGTGGACACTGACCGTGCCATCGTCAGAGACCACGAGTGTAGAGGGAAGAATGAAAGCGGGGCGAACACCATAGGAGTAGTTGTACCAGTCGCTGATGTCGGAGCCATCGGTGTAGACGAGCCAGACGTCGCTGCTACCGCTGGTGTACGGAGAGCGCAGCCACCAAATGGCAGCGGAGCTGCCATTGTATGCAATACGCTTGCTGTTACCGCTGGAGCTGTTGCCAAAGTATGCCAGCCTCACACCGTCCTTCGGGAAATAGCCGTTGTCGCTGGTCGTCCAACCAACCTCATAACCAGACAGCAGGAACACTTTGGTGCTCAGGCCGTTGGAGCCGGTGGCAAGGCTGCCGCCGGAACCAGTGCCGTTCTGGTACGGGATTTTCACCTGCTTAATAGCCGCCCGGATGTTGCTGTCGATGAGGTTGTAGAACATTCCGTTCAGGTATGTGTGGATGCTGGAATCCTTGTAGGAGTTATTGCTGCCGAACGTGGACGTGGTGTAGATGTCCTTCATCAGCAGCCACGTTCCATTGCAACTCGAATCATAGGTGCTGGTGTTCGGGTTGCCCTGCTGCACAACAATAAAATCTTTGGACGCGCCGTTGACTTTGATTTTGACAATGCTGCCAACGGCTTTCGTGCCCAGTTTTACGTTTGCCATTGT